TAATGGCTCTTTCTGTTGCTCTTTCCGTAACTGTTGAAAATAATTTCTTTAAGTTTACGGCAAAGTAAATATCAACACTTGCCTTCATTCCACCTAATTGAACATCCCCCGGAGTAATATCAAAAAAGCTCAAAGCATCTAACTTATCATCTAATAGAACATCCTTATAACTTTTCTTGCCGTCAACATGATATTCAGGAACTAACCCCACATCTTTTTCATTACGGTAAGCCCTTCCATATGCTGTATAATCGAACGTAGTCCAAAGATTAGCAATGAAAGCCGCTTTAGTAATATTTATTGGTATGTCAATTCCAAAGTCTGTCATGATAACGTGCCCGTTTCCATTAACGGAGTATCAATTAAATTTTCTCTTAATGACTTTATTTCCTTTGCTAATTCCCTTTTTATTCCAGGAGCTTTAGGAATATCATCATTATCATAATTACCCTCTAATTCTAGCTTTGCAATTCCTGATATATTTCTCTTATCTCGATTACTTCTTGAAGTACTTACAATTATATCCAGGACTGCTCTTGCAGTTTGTAAGCCAATGGCATTAATAAATTTTTCTTTGTTCTGAATAATGAAATTAGTATAATCTTTTACTCCTGACAAATTAAAATTTAAACCATAATACTCATCTGTGTACTCAATGTCATTAACATCAAAAATTGTTTCAGTATCCCATCCATCTACTTTAATAGGTCGGATTGTAGCAAAATTTATACAATTCTGCATATTGGCCCTGTCATAATCCCTATTAACTGCCTCGGCTGTTAATCCTGATCTGAGATAACCAATATAATACTTTCCTCCGGCATATTTCATTGAAGGGAGCTGCCAATTAAGAGATGTCTTGACATCTGTAAGTTCTAAGACAGATACCTCTTCATCTTGCAAAGCTGCTTTTTGAGAGCTGTGTAATAGTAATATCTTAACCGTATCATCAACACTAAATGAAGTAAACACACTATTTAATATCAAAGCAAGGTCATCTCTCTTGTAAATGTCAATCTCATAACCAACAAATGAAGTATCATTAGTCAGTAAATTTGTCCAATCATTTTCAAAAGGAAATAAAACCTTACTCTCCAAAATATCATTATCTGAGAAAACCGCTTTCAGTACTTTATTGATTGATGCTTTTTCAGTATCTTCCAATAGAGTATTAAACTGATCGTCTGTTATCTCGATGAAATTTTGACATTGATGTAAATTAGCAACCGTTACAAGGGCAGAGAAATCCTGATAATCCAAACCTGAGCTTGATGCAATATTATCTGCATTAACAATATCATAATCTGTATCGTAAGATTGTCTCCAACCTAATAACCCTTTTAACGCTGTGTAAACTTCACTGTTTATATACATTTTACTTTACTTTACTAAAAAAGTATTTAGGTGCAATTATTACTGTATCATTTACAGTACCAGTACCTTTCCATCTGTAAAAATGGTATTTAGTGGCTGCGATTGTAACTGAACAACTCTCCCCTGTGCCTACGGTAGTAAATTCACTACCTTGCCTAGCAACATTAGCTGAATCACTCGAACAAAATTCATAGAGTCCGCTTTCTTTCCATGTAATACGATCATAAGATGTACCATCAACAGATCCCTCAATAAAAAGAGCACAATCTGAAGTTGCTATCTCTGTTGCGAGAACCTGCATTGCGAGGTTATATCCGGCTTTCATTTCAATAGCTGCAAAAGCCACCGTCTCTGTTCCCTTGATAGTATCTACCGCCTGAGTGATAGTTCTGCCCTGCTGTGCCTGTGTATTGCTTGAGAATAATACAAACATACATATCACGCTTAAAATAATCATTAATTTTTTCATCATTTTTCCTCCTTATTTTAAGATTCTGAAAGTGCAGTTTTGAAAATAGGACTAGCATTCGCCGTACTCATAGGAGCAATTATAGGAGCTAAATCAACTGTGATTTCACCCTCAATATCAACATCCTGACGTTCGCCAGATCCACCTTGATTATCAGCAGCATTAGCGTACTCATGATATGCAAAAGTTAATCCTGAACCCAAAGGATCAGGGAATGTACGATATTTACCACCTACTTGAAAAGTGTCTCCAAATCCTTCACGATTCTTTTTAGGAACCCAAGGAAGTACACCAATTGTGCCTGAAGGTACAATATAACCTGCTGATACCTGAGTAGCTGCTTTGATTGCTTCCTGAGAAGTTACGCCACTCATACCTAACATTTGCCATGCCTGATTTTCTGCATTACCCTGTCCTTGTTGGACAAGTTTCTCAGCTAACTGAGTTGCAAACTCATCATTAATAACATCATATACAGTACCATAATACTGTTGTCTCATAAATCCTTTTATCTTCTGGAAATAAAAGTTTATATCAGCTTGTGATACTGTGAAAATAAAAGTAGCTGCTCCCCATGTTCCTCCTGTTGGAGTTAATGATACAACAACCTGAGATTTGTTAGTATTAAGAACTGCTAAAAAAGCTGTTTCAATTGTAGAATGTAAATTAATTGAAGCACTTAATAGCTGCTTTGCCAACATATCACCCTGCTCAAAAACATGACCATCGGCCTCCTTGATTGACCAAGTGAAAGTCTGTCCATAAGTAGTGTAAGTAGCTGTTGTTTTTGTACCATCTCCTTTGCTTCCGGTGTGATTATAAGCACGATTTGACACCGCACTTGAAGCCTGTTTGTCAATGGTATTTATTTCAACAACCCTTTGATCAGATTCCTTTTGATTCCACGCAGCCTCACGTGATGAAGCTGGTACTAAAAAATCCGTATTCTTTAAGAATACACTCAATGCAGCAGATGGCTTATGCTTGTATTCTGGCATAAGCATCATTCCACCGAGCTTGTATTGTGCGGCATTCCACACATTGTCTGTAAAACTTGCCATAATTAAATTAGTTTAAATTACAGCTAAATATTTATTCTTCGAGTTCAGCCTCAACAATTTTCTGACCTTCTGGACTCATAGGATTGATTTTATTCTCATCCATGTATTTCATTTTCTCGTTCATGGATTTAAATTTCCCTGTGTTTCCTCCTGTTTGATGATCGCCTTCTCTTCCTGGTGTACCTTCAATCCATTTATTAGCCGTTGCATAATCTAAACATATTTGATCTGGAGGAAGAGGTTTTTCGGTTTTATCATTCAATGTTTTACCATTAAGTTTTCCAACAAAAATACCATCTTCATTATCTCCGAACTCATATCCCTCAGATTTCATTAATGTAATGATCTGCTTTTGACTAATGTTTTGAAGTTTATCAGGCAAATAAGTACTTAGCTTACTATTAGTATTAAAATTATTTACCTCTGATTGAAGCCTAAGAATCTCTGAATCCTTAGTTCCTATATCAGTATCATATCTCCCTTGAAGTGTCGTTAAAGAAGTTTTTGCCTCTGTAAGTTGCTTCGCAGGTTCAATATTAGCATCTGCAAGGGTTTTCGCAATAAGAGCCTCGGTAAGGTTTTCAACACTCTTACCCTCAAATTCTAATCCGTGCTTTGTTCTGGCTGCCTTAACTGCCATTTCAACTCCTGTATTTTTATGAAGTTTCTTAGTCTCTGGATCATTCTTTACATTTTCCTTTGCAGTGTTTAATTGATCTTCGGTGTATAGCTCACCTGTGTAGGTTACTTCTTCCTCTTTATCCGAGGAAATGGCAGCGGTTAACTGCTCAACATCCATCCCGACTACATCCGTCAGGAAAGTTTTTAATTTTTCGCTTATCATTATTTATACATATTAATTTTCAATTGCTTCAATCGCTTTTACAATCTCAGCTTTTGTTTGTTCCATATCAACATCATAACCTTTTGTGGTTACATACTCTTCGAGCTGAGCTTTATTCATTTTGCCTAGAGCGATAATTTTAATATCATCCTTTGGCTGCTCTTTTGAAAGTTCATAAAAAATCTTTGTGGTTTCAACATTTCCATTCATTAGTTCTGCATCTCTTTTTGATATTGATACACTACCCCTTTTTGTAGGCTTCTTATGTTCAATAACAAACTTTTTACCTTCATAACGAGATTCATAAACGTTGAACTCATCGAATTTAAACGGTTCATTCATCTGTAATTTCCTCCTTGTTAGTTAATAAATCATTATCTTTTAAATACTTGTTATATGATTCTGTCAGCTTTTTATCATCTGCCTCCAGTATTTCATTTTCATCCATTGATTTCCACCACTCATTAAAATAGAATTTTCTTACCTTATCATTTTCTTTAATCAGAGCTAAACTTTGAACTTCACTATTTGATGAGTGTACGAATGGTTCATGCTTAATACCCTTTTGAGCAATTAGAAGGCTTTGTATATCGTTTGCAAATTCAGATTGATAGAATTGTATAATAAGATAATCTAATGACACTTTATTCGCTCCGCTTGTTCGGGCAGCTTGATACTTTTTCCAAATAACATCAGGAGGCTCAACTAAAAACCTTCTGCCATAATTTATCATTGCGCCTTTGTATGTTCCATGAAAATAGAATAATCCTGCAAGGTCTGTCATCCTTTGCTCCATATCCTCAAATGCATCTGAGAACTTATTTAATCTATCGTTAATAGGTTGCACATCCAGGAACTCTCCGGTTGCTGTTTTATTATCTGCCTTTTCATGAGTAGCTGTTCCCCACGTAGTAAAGTGCATTAATCCCCAGAGCCAGTCTAATTCTATTCTTTGCTGTTCCCATGTCTGCAGATCAGGTTGAACGTATCCCGCAACATCAGGAGCTAACTTTGGTTCTCCATCTTTAGGTATTCTTAATGCCAATACATCTGATACATCTTTCCTTAATTGTCGGCCTGTTCCCTTGCAGGTATCACATGGCTCGTTCTTATGTATTCCTGTTCCGTCACATATCTTACATTTATTAGTATATTCCCAATAACGAGGATAACCATGCAGAAACTCATATATGTTTTTTACTGATGTTGTACGTAAATAATGATCTCCAAGTCCAATAGTTTCATCAACTGGAGAAATGTTATACTTTAAATTTGAGCTGATAATATCTGAGTTAATAATTGCAGGAACCTTCCCAAATGGATTAACGTATGTTTCATCCTCTACGATAACAACTGATATTTCAATCTTCGCCGGAGCTTTATTCTTTTTAAAAACATCAGGTATAATCGAAGTTTTAGGAGTTGATTTTGTTACCTTCAGTAAATAGTCTTTGTCCTTATTGACAAATCTTATAAAGTCGGCATCAATCAGCTTACCATCTGCATCAATCCTTTTTTCCGGTGCAAACACAACCCATTCAACTCCCCTACCTACTTGTTTATAATTTTGAATTACACTTATTGATTTAATCGTAGGATATGTTTTGTCCTCTTTCCATTCAAAGAATACTAACCCTGCCGGATCTGAATAATATTTATTAGCCTGTATGTTCTCAATCCATTTTGTTACTGTCTGATTGCCGTCTATCTTAGCTGTTTTCTCTCGTACTTTCTTTTTGTGTGACTGATTACCATTTATTATTTTACTGCCTCCTTTGGCTGAGAATACCTTATCAACTGGTCTGAGTAAATTGACATATACAAATTTGTTGGAGGTAAGATATTTTTTCCTGAGGTCAAATTGATCCTTGTTCTCAAAGTTGGTTATTGAGTCGAGATATTCAGCAGAACCAAGCCCGTTTATGTGTACCTGGAGCTTTATAGTTTCTTTTTTAGCCTCTACAATCCAGTTCGGCTCACCTTGTTCTAAGATTTTCTTAATGTCATCAAGCTCTGATACTGCCATATAGTAACATTTTTATACAGTGATGTACATAAATTGTACGCTTAATAAAGCAATAGTACAAAAAATGTACACGAAAACAAAGCATATTCTAATTATGGAAAAACCTCCCCAAAGACATGAGGAGGCTTAAAAACTAAAAACAAAACCTATTTAGAAAAAAATCTCTGAACAAATATATAACAATTATTTTAATAAACAAATAAAAAAGGGGAATATCTCTGATCCCCTTTTACCCCCTAACTTAAATCAATTCTCATAAAATGTTAAATCTTTTAGTATTATCGGACATTTCTCTTTACAACATTCCTCTCCTGTCTTCAAACAAATCAAATCTCTTAAAGGACATTCGTCGGCAAATAATATGATTCTCCAGTTATCAGGCATTATGCAAGTTTTATCTCTGTTAGTTCTATTTTATAATCATTTGATCTTACTGTGATAGTAGCTTTTAACATACCTATATCTGATTCATTTTTACCTTTGTGTTCAAAGTAATTAGCGTTACCCTCGACATAAGTTTTCAGGAAACATCCTGATAGTCCCCAATATCTATAAGGCTTAGATAATTTTGCATTAGCTCCTAATGTTAAAATCTTTTTATCGTCTCTGGCTAATTGGTGTATATGGCCCATGACATTAATATCTGCACTTGTCCACCTGAATACTTGATGACATTTGTTTATTGGATAACCAGGTAGATAACCTCCACCACCGTCACCATGATTAAGTGCTATGTTAATAACATGATTTGCTCTTGAACTGTCTTTTCTCCTGCAAAAACCAAGCTGAACGAATCCAACATATCCCATTTTCTTAGGCTTACTCTTGAACATTTCAATAAACCTATCGTATATGTCTGATGAATTATATTTAATATAACTCTCCTCATGGTTCCCGATCATAAGACAAAGACATTTTGAATCAATAGGCTTTAATGCTTTATATACATAGCTGAATTGTACGTGAGGTAAGTCTCTGAGGTCTTTCAGACAATATTTTTCATCTATTGTTACTGAGTTAAACCTTTTCTTATCGTCTGTTGTTATCGCTTCGACATAGTCGCCCATGCCAATCCAATAACCGATAGGATCATCTTGAATGATTTTTACTGCTTCTTTAAATTCCTTTTCTGCATGATTACAATTACCTTCGTGAATATCTCCTAAAAAATAGATGTTGAATTTATCCCCTGGAATGTAATTAAATGTTTTTCTAAGAATTTCCATAATGTTTACTTTGGTTACTAAGGTAGTAAAATTATTTTAATCGAAGTGAGTAAATGATAAACCACAATCACCACAAACATAATATTCATGTCTATCCACTGTAATAACTGAAATGTTATTGCCTTTACATTGCTCACATTCTAACTTTTTCTCTGACTTAATCCGTTTCTGGTATTTACTCTCGTTATATCCCTGTTCTAATGCTGAGAACTTAACATACCCAGTCCACGCCTCAATTAGTTTCTTTACATAGTCTGCTTTGATTATTTTAATATTGATTTTCTTAATCAAATCCTGCTGGTTTAATACATTCCATGATTTTAATTTATTAAACCACTTATCTTTGTCTGCTTTATATGGGTTCTCCGGTACTGCAAACGCCTCCTTAAATTGTTCAGGCAGATACCCATCACTTGAGTTATTAAGAAGCCAATCACTTACTACCTGTATTTGTTCTTTGTTTAGTTGCATGGTTTTAGTTTTGTGAAAGTTAAAAAAACTATTCTGTAATATGCAAATATTTTAATATCTTTTATATCTCATAGTTTGAAAACAATCTTTCAAAAAAGGTTAATTTGGTATTTATATATTTTTGATAATCACCAAATATTCCTGAGACATTATCAAACTCAGACTTTTTCAGTCTTTTTATTAAATAATAATCATTCTCCTTAGTCCAGTAACCTAATGTATTGTCAGTAAATTTACCATCTGTAATATTTACAAAATGGATGAAACCTAAATTACCACAGATTGCAATACACATAGCAATTTCATCCTCCTTATTCTTAATAGCATAGTGAACAGTATTCAAATGACATTTATAATTATAATGAATATCACCTGCTTCAACTTCAATTCTTTCAAGTGTTGACCTGAAATATTTATTAATCTTTTTTTCAACTTTTTTATTTAACCACTTCATATCTATTTTTTTTACCATATTCCCTCAAAATCTCCTTTCAATGATTTATAAATGTAATATCTTGCACCATCAAGTAAGTGATCGTACTTCTTACGTGGTATTTCACCCGCCTTGTCCTCCCATGAGTAGTTATTTAGCTCTATCTTTAGCCTTTGTGATTTAGGATCAATAATTAATGTATAGCCTTTTATAATCTTAATACCATCCAATACTGAGCCAGGAGGTTTTGATGCCGGAGAAATATTTAGCTTGTTTCCAAAATCTGAGATCAAACGTGGGTTTGCTGAATCGGCCACTATCAGCTTACGGCCACAAATAGCAATTAATCTTTCTTCTAATTGTCCTGATCCAAGCCCTGTCTCGTACAACTCTTCTTTGATATATATTCTTTTACGCTTATGGTCAATAGCTACCCTTGTAAGAGCGTCAGGATGAATAAAACCAAAGTCAAGACCAAAGCCAAAGGGTAATGAGTTGTCAAAAGCTCCCTCTTCCCATTTCTCATATATCACACCTTCTGCCTTTTCGAGCCAACCTCCTAAAATAACGTGCTTGTACCCTTCTGGATTATCTTTTTTCATCCGGTAAATATTAGCCAGATAATCCTCCGGTATGTTTTCAATATTATCTAAGTACGTTGTATGAATATGGCAAATATCAGGATGTGTACTGATCGGCACTTGAAACCCGTCAATATCAACATACTTTAAATATCCCTCGAACCATCTCTTCCAAATCCAATGTTCTTTAGTTGTTGGATTGAGAATAAGAATTATCATGTTTGTTTTGCCTTTTTGACGTATTGACAGATCAATCTTATTGAATCGCTTTTCGTCATCCTCCTCCTCAGCTTCATCTAAGGCCCAAATATTAGCACCGTGCAATGATTTAAGCCCTGCTGTTAATGTTTTCTGGCTTGACTTAATCCCTGAGAATATCAATTCTGATTTTGTACGGTTGTTTAATATATCTGATCTGTTTATGTTAAAGCAATTCTCCGCATTGAGTAACTCTATTTTTTCTTTAAATTCTGGAATGATGGATTTCTCTGCTGAGATTTTTGTTAGCCTTGTATGGATAATCTTATTGCCTGGTTCAAATGTTTTCTGAGTAAGATAGGTATTAACCCCGAATGATTTTCCGCTATTCCTACCACCTGTTACAAGGTAGTATCTATATTTCTCTTCCCAAAGAGGCTGTAATTTCTCATTGATCTTTATTGCTTCTCTGGAAAAATCAACAATATTATTCATTCTTTATAAATTGGATAGGAGTTAAACCTATTGGCTTGTCATCTGAAGTGAAGTCTTTTTTATCTTTATAGTTATGATGGTTCTTGAGAACAAAACAAGTCATTGCCTGTTCTAGCTTCCCTTTGATAATGCCTAAACTAACAAGTTTCATCTCCTGAATCTTCTTAGCCTTTTTTATCAAATCTAAAAACGAGGGGAACTTTTTACTGAGATAACCTGTTATATCTGGATAGAGGTCTTTTTCAATTACAATGAATTGTTCCCAAAATATGTTATCTTCTCCTTCTGCATTTTGCCATTTGATTAATTCATTACCTAGCTCTAAAGCCTTTTCTTCTGTCCATTTCTCTTCTGGTTGGTATTCAGAACTGAATTGCTTTCCTGTTAATTCCCTTGGCTTATTCCCTGCCGTTTTCTCAGCCATATATCCTGACTTTAATTAATACTTATGACAAATATACAAAATTTTATTTAATTACTTTTTACCTGTCCCAGTTCGTTTAGGAGTATTACAACCGCCTCTTCCCTGATTTTGTCTTGTACCCTTGCCTGATCCGTCTCTTTTTGGTGCTCCCTTTTTTGGTGCTTTCATAATCCAATTTTTAAATATTTCTTCTAACAAATGTTCTCGGAGCTTTTCGATCAATTTTCTCCATTATCCCTAACTCTCTTTTTAGGTATGCTTTTACATCCTCATTCTCATATATTTGAGTGAGAATCTTACGAAATGTTCTTAGATCAATTATTGCAATGTCTGAGGTTGTTCCCTCATTGAAATACTGTGTTAAATCTTTATGTGCCATGCTTTTATTTTAATGGTTACTAAACATTGATGGCTTTGTGCATTCTGCATATATATCATCTATATGAACAGTCTCTCGAGTTCTAATAAGACCTCCCCACCAGAACTTTAACGTGACATAATCTTCACAAATATCAACAGCCTTACCTTTTATTCCTTTTTTAAACCCATACTGTTTAATCATATACCAATGATTCTCTTTAATGTCTTTAGCTCTCATGATTCTTATTTTTTAATTTTACAATTTCAATCTTTAACTCATCCTCAATTAATCCTGGAGGAATAAACTCAACTGCTGCCAATACCCTGAGCTGTTCGTATTCTGCCTTTGATAGAAGCAAAATACATGCTATCTTTTTTATCTGATGCCTATATGCAGGAGGTTTGTAAATTCCTTTTTCGATTTTGCTCCATGTACCCTGACAGATTCCATATAGCTTACAAAACTTGTTCTGAGATATATTCTGAATATCTCTCATTTGTTTTATGTATTCTCCAAATCTCATAATATTATACTATAAAGTTGACATTTCATGAGTTTGATTGTTGTACCTCTTTCATCTTTTACCCTTACGTGGTCAGTGAAAACACATTGAATCTTACCGTAACATTTTTCATAACCTTTGTAAAATCTTACTATTTCATCTTTCTTTGGGTTTTTTCTTAGCCTGTTGGTGTTTCTATTTATCCTGAATATTACCCATGCTATCGGTAGAACAAATATACCAATTATTATCCAGAATATCATAGTTTTACCTCCTTAAAGTTCCAAATATATTCATTCGGTATCTGCTGTTTGCTTCTTAAATGAAACACTTGCCAGACATACCATTGTGGATATAATGTATTATTTATACTACTCATTTTAGCTTTCTCTGCTCGTTTTATTACAATACAGGTATCGGTCTTTACATCCATGTCCTGATTATTATACAATACAAACATTAAAGAGGTGTCGGTCATTACAGAATCCATTGTTAAGAACCCTGTTTGCAGTAGCTCGATCTGCTGAGCTTTGAGTTTATTGTCCTGCCAAAGACTATCGACCTGACCAAATGCCATTACTGGCAGTAATACAATTAATAATAGTAGTTTTTTCATAATTTATATTTATTAATATTGTTTTACATATTGCCTACTCAATTCTTCCCAATCAGGTAATAAATATTCTATTTGTAAAGAAGTGCTATCATTAATGAATCTACACATTGTTATTGTTCTTAGCCCTCTACCTACCGGAATAATTCTATAATATCTAAAAAATGTTGTATCATCATAAATTGTAGCAATTGGGGTTTGTGCCTCTGTTATAACAAATGCAGTATCTTCACAACTATAAATATGAACCCAGTTATTTTCAAATATTAATGCATCTTCCATTGTCAGGGTATCAATCCTAATACTACCACCATCTACGGTGTTATTTTCAATTATTGCTCCGTCAATTTCATCCATTATCTTATTTGAAAATATTAATATAATTAGGAGTGTTAATGCAACTCCGATAATTCCTATTGATGCAAGGTTATATTTTTTCATTTTAATTTAGGTTTGTCATATAATATTCCGCAATCGTTACATAATATCTGATAAGTGAATCCATGATCTAAGTTTGTGCTACCACAAAAAGGACATTCCATAATTTAATAATCAAATTGTCTGATTCTGATGTTTCTTATATCCATTCGTGCAATATCCGGTAAACTTGCATCCTTTAGATTTTTAGTCATGATAATTGAGATTCTTAAATAGTAGTCTCGTTTACCAA